GTTACCTTTACATTATAATCAATATTAAAAGTCCATCCTTCTGCCTGCACTTCTCTTGAAGTTTGATTCAAGGTATTCAGTACAATCGCAACGTCCGGGTTGGAAACTTCAGTAACCTCTGTACCATCTTCAAAGGTAAGAGTTTGAGTTTCAATCGTAGTGACAGGCGCCTGACCTACTGACGCCAGAATTTCATTAACAGCTTGTAGCTCTAGAAGAGCGCTAGTAGTAGTCATATTAGCGAAGGAAATATGGATAAAAAAAAAGGAGAGCCGAGAAGCCCTCCCCAAAGAAAATTAATCAGGTGCGAGTGATGGCAGGAGCATCAGCTTCGACAACCGGATAAGCAAAGCGATGATTCTGAGTTTCAGAATAAACTTCAGAACCAACACCAGCAGCAGTTTGCACAACCGAACGACGAACAGCATGAGTGCCACTCACGGACAGGTTGCTACCTGCATAGGTACCAGAGACGGTACGTGCAACAGCAGCATTGTAGCTACCTGCTACACCGTTGTTACCAGCAGCAGACGTAGAGTTAGCCATTATCAGAACCTCCGCAGTTCAAGGAAAGAACCTTCTTGGACAGTAGTTGCACCAGCAGTATCAGCTTCCTTAGCCAGAAGCAGATTAACAGTAGAATCAGTAGTAGCGTTACCAAGGATAACACCTTGGATCACAGCCATACCTTGACCAGTGCCAGCGGTAGTCAGAGTGTCCTCAGTGTTAGGAGTCGTAGTCACTGCCAAGAAAGCAGTAGCACCAGGAACAATAGCATTCAGATGCTCGGAGTAGAAGGCAGGAGTAACAGTGCTACCAGCAGAATCAGTAGACTTAATGGTGTACTGCAGATCATCACCTGCATTATCCTGATCATAGAACAACGTGAAACGGAAGACCACACGCTCGTTCTTAAGAACATTAAAAGCAAAATCAGAAGCTGCAGTTGCAGTGGTAGTCAGAGCACTATCGGCAGCCAAGACCTGACGTGCTTCAAAGTAATCGGGCTGATAAACAGGACCGATATTACCGTTAGTAATAATAGACATAATTCAATTAGGAAGCATAAGGGAGTTTACCATCAGCATCGTCGGTCTTGATGTTACTTGCAGCATCAACTTGCCGACCATACTCAAGCGGAGAAAGAGGGTTGAGAGTTTCAGAACTAACCGAACCAATGCCGGTATTCTGAACAATCACACTAGAACCAGGAACGTAGGACATAATAGTACCTCCGTTATCAACCAGCCAGCAGCTCAATAGCAGCAGCAGGGTTCACCCAATCAGCACCCATAGCCATGCGACCAACGATGATGTCGCCTTGATACATGGTCTTCACGTCAGAGCCAGTGGTCTGAATCTGAGGACCGATAGCTTCCACAACACCAGCAGCTTCCTTACCATAGATAAGACCAGCGTGGTTAGAGAAGTCACCAGAGTAATCATTGTTCTCACCAGGAACAGCGGACACATTACCAGCCAGGAAAGGCAGGTTGTTGGAACGCCAGATCTTGATACCAGCAATCTCATAGAGACCTTCACCAGACTGAACACTACCAGCATTGTTACCGTAGTCACGGTTCAGAATGTTGGTGTCAACCTGAGAGATCAGAGCGTAGTATTGACGAGGAGACATCACAGCATTACGACCTTGCTTGGGCACGTTCTTTTCATCCATGATGGAGGCAGCTTCAAAGAAGGCATCCACCAGTGCTTGGGCATTGTACTCATTACCAGAACCCAGTTGGATCTGGCTACCACCAGGCTCAGGACCAGGAGCGGCAGAGATAGGATGAGCTTGACGTGCAGCTTTAGCGATCACACGGAAGATCTTTTTGTCATAAGCTTCAGCCAGAGCATGACCGATCTTAGCAGAGATTTCCGAACGCAGGCTATAGTGAGCCAGGGTCTCATCAAGGTCATAGACGAAGGCGCTGGACACCAGCAGGTCGTCCATCACGATGGTCTTCTCAGCCACCGGCGGATCACCGGAACCAAGAATAGGAGTACCAGGCGTATGGTAAGCAGCCTGCATACGACCAGTGTAGATGAACTGAGCAGACTTACCATTACGGAGGCTGCGGTTCATCACAGTACCTTTGGCGATAGTGGCACTTTCATATGCCTTAATCATTTCGCCAGTAAACAACTTCAGATAAGTTGCATACTTAGAATCATAGGAGCCATTATTTACCTTATTAATGGCACCCACAAGAGTTTGGGTAGCGTTAGCCATTGTTATTAAAAAGAAAAGAGAAGTACAGTAAGAGTTCTCTTTAAGCGCTTAAAGATATTAAGTTGTTATTTCTTCGGTAAATTCTTACGCTCACCGAACGCGTTCGGTATGAGGTGCCCG